AGATAATCCAAGACTACCTGTCTTTATGACTAATCCTATTAGAGTTAGAAGTGTAGAGATATATAAAGCTGGTACAAAACCCCTAACAAAGTTGAGAAAAAACAGAGATGATGATGAATTCTTTGTTGATTTATTAAGGAAAGCTAGTGCAACCCAACCGAAAATTAAATAAAAAGAAACGAGTCAAGCGAAAAGAAGCTGACTTAATGGGCTTTAAATTAATTATTAATAATCAAGGTCAGTTTATTACTGAACTTAAATCATATCCTATGGAAAAAATTCCTTTACATTTTAAAAAAGAAAATGCAGGAGTTATTCTTGCTATGTTAAGGGAGTGTAAAACTAATTTTACAGACTTGCATGACGAGTTAGAGAAAGTTGCAAGAACTGTCTTTCATTCTTAAGTAGGTGTTTCTATTTTAGAAGGCTCGGCTTGTTCAAAAACTTTATCAGCAGGTAAACAATTATAAAGCATTCTTATTCGTTGGTTTTTAAATTCTTGTACCCCTATAGACTTCATAAAATTTTCAGCGACTTCAGCAATATGATAATAACCTTTGTACATACATTGTTCTTCTGTTTCAAAAGTCCAATCGTTATGTGATAATGGTGGCATACATCCCATCATTCCACATACTGTTATTACCAAAGCTATTTTCATTTTCTTTTTCTTCTTTTCTTTCTCTTATACCAGCGTCTTTTTTTAAGAAAGTAAGCATAAATTTTATTCGTCAGTATCTTCCTTCGGTCTAACTTTTCCAAAAATTATTTTATAATTCATTTTAATATTTTGTTCCATGTCAGTACTTAAAGGTTTACCTGATACACCTATAGAGTGTCTAGTATTTTCACACCCTGATATTAAAAGGAATAAAATACTAAAAAGGAATAGAGTTATATAGCGGACCCACGCATCAATTGTTTTCATTTTTCTTCTTGCGTTTCTTTTTCTTCTTAACATCTTTAAAGTCCGATACTTCATTTTGAATAGTCGCCACCTTTTCCTTAATCAAAACCATATCTTTCGATATGCTATAAGTTTCCTTTAAATTCCAACCACCTAATGCTAATAATATAGCAATCAGGATTGTTATAAGTTTATCATTAACCATAAATTAGATTATCTTTTTTTCTTTTTATTTTTTTTGTTTTTCTTTTTGCCTTTTTTCTTTTTCTTTTTTGCCATTGTTTCTCCTTCCTATTGACAGCTTAAGCATTCGTTTGAATCATCAACGACTACTTCTTTTTCTTTTTTACATTTACAATTTTCACAGGGACATACTCCATATAAATCAGAGTGTCCTTTAACATTACAATGACAATTGCAATTACAATCTTTACAGTTATCCATATTATTTTTTTATAATTTTTAAAATTTTTTTCTGACCCATATAAATTTCAGTCTTAGCTTCAGTTTTAATACAACTGAATACTACTGAATCAGGATTTACTTCTCTCATAGCAACCCTCTTACTTTTTAAACATTCGCTTAAAGATTTTTTATATGTGTGCTCTATTACTTGACCATTAAGTGAAAGTAGTAAAGCGAAAACAGTCTCAATCATTAGTAGTTATAACTCCCTGTAGGTTTATCATCTTTTTGTAAAGCTTTAAATAAATCTTCATGTTGCTGCATAATTTCTTTATCTTTATCCATCATATCATCCATTTGGTCTTGTAGTTTTTCAACATATCTTTCTAACTTATTTACTTTATCATTATTTACTGCTTGATTTGTAGATAAATCAAAAGTTCTAGTGAGTGTCCACCCACCTAAAGCTATCAATACACCTACTAATAAAGTTATTATTTTATCTGTCATTAATGATTTCCATTAGCAAATTGTCTTTGCTTATCTTTTAATTTTTCTACATCAGACTGAAGTTTATTAACTGATTTTTCTAATGCTTGAATATTAATTTTATTATGCATCATGTCATCAACTCTTCCAATTAATTTTTCTTGAGAAGAAGCAATCATTTCCAACAACATGAACTGCTCTTGGTCTATGGGTTTTTGAGTACTTGCTTCAAGTAAATCTTGTTGCATTAATTGTTTAGCAGTTTCAAGAGATGTGAGTCGGCTAGTAATATCAGCCCATGCCCACACACCTGCCGCTACTGCAGCTAAAATACCAATCATATTTTTAATTGGCATAGAAAGTGATGTGTCTTGTGATAGTTTCATTTAGATAAGTCTTTGAATAACCATTCCAAATACTTGTTCCATAGTTTTTTCAACCACTTCATAAGTACTCCTCATTTTATTTTTTTCTATTTTTTAATAAACTTGTAACGGATATTCCATAGTTTCCACCGACTACTATAAACACTAAGTAAAGGTAGACTTCAGGAATTTCTTTTAATCTGTTAAAATAAAATTCAGTTCTATTTAATATTAGTTCATCACCGAAGTAAGAACCATAAGCTAGTATGCCTAATGGTGCTAGTATAAATGCACCTAATATTAAATCTAAGAATAAAGAACCATTTCGTTTAGCTCTTTCATTTCCAGTAGCCATCTCTTGCATAGCTATTGCGTGTGCTCTGTCAGACTTTTCTTTTCTTCTTGTCATAAAAGTACCGACAGCTTTTGAACCAAGTTTAAATAATATATTGTATGGTATCATAATAATTTTTCATGGCGGCAGAGCAACTCACAGGTTGTTACCGCCATCACAGTAAAGACTAATTACTTAATCTTTATTGTCTTAGGTTTTTTCTCTTCAGGTAAGTCTTGATAGAGTTTGATTTTAAGCATTCCATCTTTAAAATCAGCATCTTCTACCTTCATATACTCCGAGAGAGTAAACTTCCTTAACACACTTCTAGAAGCAATCCCTTGATGAATCAAGTTATCACTATCCTTTTGTTCTTTCTTAGCTACAACTGTAAGTATGCCATCTTGCAACTCACACTTGATGTCAGACTTAGAGAACCCAGCTAATGCCATCTCTACCTGATACTTACCATCCTTTATCTTTCTGATATTATATGGTGGAAAGTTTGAAGTGTTTATCTTAGAGACCTCATTCAATGAATCAAACATTCTATCAAAACCGATAGAGAAGTTTTTAAATGGGTCAAAATTTATTAAATCGTAATGTGTCATATTAATCCTTTCGTTAAGCGATTTAAATTGAGTAACCTCACAATGAGCATTACTTCATTCCTATATTATAGTAGGAATTTCTTTACTTGTCAACAAACAAACCAGACATTAATGTGCTTAATTCTTTAGCTCTTTTAGGGGTCTGATTAGCCCATTCACTATCAAGCATTTCCTTTGATGCAAGGTTATAGTTACCATCATTTATATGTTTTAAAGTTTTTTTAAAATTAGATAAATTAGTTCCACCCATTTGATATGCCATTTCTACTAAAATATTATAAGCTTTAGGATTGACTTTACTTTTATTAACTAATTTATCTACAGCTTTGGATGCTATCTCAACATCTTGTTGAAAAAATTTCTCAATTTCTTCATCACTATATACATCTTTAGTTTTTTTATCTAATACATGACCATGACCAACAGTCCAAAAATCTTCTTTAACTTTTGTGCCATCTGCTTTTGTATATTCTAATTGATATGGTATATTCTTTTTACCTTCATGTTTTTTAATTCTCTCTTTAGTTTCTTCATCAACTATAATTGTAGCTTTTTCTTCTACATGAGGTAATGTATTATCATTTTTAATAGATTCTTTTGCAGCTAATATGACTGCATCTCCTTGATTAAATTTTTTTCTAAGAACTAAACCACCTAATTCAAAAGGCATAAGTTCCCCACCTATTGTACCTGAACCTTTTAATTTCAGAGGTTTTGGAATCTGAAATAAATCCCATAATCTTCTTCTCCAATTAGGAAGTGGTAATAATCTTTCATTAATAATTCTTATAGCTCTGTCGGTATTTCCATCCCATGCTTGTTTAATAGCTTGTCCAGGTGCTGATATAATTTGAAAAAAGGGAGCAAATAAGTACCATGGTTCTCTCGCACCTGGTCCAATAAATCTATTAGCAACTAATTCTGGTAAGAAACCAAACATACCTGAAAGTCTTGCACCCTCTGCCCACCATCTATTATTATTTGCATCATAATCAGTTACTACTTCACCATGTTTTGCTAATTCTCTTAATGATTGAATTCCACTATAAACTGGTAATACTGCTAAAGTTTTAACTAAAGTTTTTGCACTTCCATTTTCTATTCTTTGTAATATTTTATTTGTTTGTGCAGACTTTGCTTGTGCCCATGATAAAAACTGACCCATTAATCTAACCCATTGATTATTACTTT